ACCGACGGACCACAGTACGACGACGACGAACTGTTTCCACCTAAACCCGAACCCAACCCCGACGACCAGTACGACGAATACGTGCAAGAACAGTTAGAAGACGACTTCTTGTTCAAAGCACTCAAGTCATCAATGGAACCACTAATCACACATCATGTAGGAGATAAGTAATGAGAACTATACGACCATCCGATCTCACAGCAGAGATCAAAGCCAATGCACTAGCTGGCTTACCAACAATGATCTGGGGAGGCCCAGGCGAAGGTAAGTCCGAGATTGTTTACGGCGTATCCAAAGAACTCAATGCAAAGCTGTTTGAAATACGCGCCAACCTGTTCGACCCAGTCGACGTACGCGGTGGCCTCAAAGTTGTAGAGCAAGAAGACGGCACCTATCGTACCAAGTACGGCGTGCCCGAAGACTACCCCGACACCAACTACCAAGGCACTGTAATCATCTTCATCGATGAGCTTAGTACCGCACCCAAAGCAACACAGAACTCGTTGTTGCAGTTACTCACCACCGGCAAGATTGGTACTTATCAAGTTCCCAAAGACACCATCTTCATCGCAGCTGGTAACCGCGCAATCGACCGCGCTGCAGTTCACGAGATGCCGACGCCTGTTAAGAACCGCTTCAGTCACTTCACTCTCGAAGCAAACATCGATGACTGGGTAGCATGGGCCGTGAACGCGGACATCGATCCAAGTATCGTGAGCTTCCTGCGCTATCGCCCCCAGCTCCTCAGCGACGCAGACGCCACACAAAATGCATTTCCAACACCCCGTGCCTGGGACTACGTCAGCCGCAAACTACCATTCATGGCTGATGAGTTTTACGGCGTCTCATCCCTGGTAGGCGACGGTGCCGCAGGCGAATACATCGCGTTCAAGCAGATCTACACCGAAGTGCCTGACATCGATGACATCCTCGCCAAGCCAACCACCACCAAAGTTCCAACAGGAACATCAGTACTGTACGCAGTTTGTGGCGCTCTGACGGCTCGCGTCGATCAAAACAACTTCGAAGCAGTAATGAAATACACGAAACGCATGCCACCTGAGTATCAGGTCATCGTACTTCGTGACGCACTTGCGAAGGACCGTACGCTCATGCAATCCGAGCACTTCACCAAATGGACCCAAGAAAACGCAGACGTACTTCTGTGAGAACGCTACTAAATGCAGTGCTCTTCGGAGCACTCGCGTTCTTTATCGTCCTCGAATTTAACTTATACATAGGAGAAGCATCATGGCCTCAGTAAGAATGACTAGCGAATTGCGCGGCGACATACGCCGTAAAGCAGAAGAAGCGTACGAGTTAGCAAACCCTCGACCCAAACCAAACAACAAATATGTAGCCGCAGTCCGCGCCGCAATAGTAGATAGCCCCGAACAAACATATCTACGCGACATCAAGAAATTAGGCGAAGAACGCGGGGTAGATAAAGATACTCGCTACGGACAAAACATCCTGCCGCAGCCCCCAAGAGAAGTTGTAACAGGCATCGACTTGCGTATAAAGAAATTGGGTGGCGCTATTAATCGTCACGATCGTGACTACATAGACACCACCATTAAGTTCGATACCCCCCTCACTAGCTACTTAGTAGTAGACAGTGATCGCCATCGATGGGGTGATCCAGCTGTATGGATCAATGACCTGCGTATTGAAGACATGACTCAACTCATTGAGTACTTCGACGCGCACCAAAAAGCTGACGGAGACTACACAAAGTCCAGACGCCTCTATGAGATGAGTATCCATGATCTGGTAAACAAATGCACAACACTCAAGCAGCTTCTACAAATCTGGCCAGCAGCTGAGTCACTCGTACCTAGTGACAAGATCCAAAAGATGCACATCAAGGTGACCAGGGCAGAACGCGCTGCTGCAATCAAAGAAGAAGTTTCTTTCGACCCAACCATCGCCAACCAAGCCGTACTCACAGCCAAAATGCTAGGAGGCTAATATGTCTGCTGAAAGCGACATGCTCAAAGCTCGAGCTCAGCTGCTAATGGATCAACCGTTCTTCGGTACGTTAGCGCTCAAACTCAAGTTGGTACAAGACGATGACAACTGTAATACAGCCGCTACCGATGGTACGCGGCTTATCTACAACAGTAAGTTCATCGGTAAGCTCGACACCGTTACACGCAAAGGTCTCATCGCGCACGAAGTCATGCACTGTGTCTTCAACCATATGACTCGTCGACAGCAACGTGACAACAAGTTATGGAACATCGCTACTGACTTCGCCATCAACAACCACCTTATCGATTGTGGTTTTGTGTTACCCGAAGGCGGTCTCGTTGATAAGCAGTACGACAACATGACTGCCGAAGCTATCTACAACAAGCTCGACAAAGACAACCCACCCAAGCAGTGCCCGTGGGGCATGGTCATGGATGCAGGCGCAGGCCAAGTACAAGCTGGTAGCAACGCCGCTATGGAATCTGACTGGCAAGTGGCTGTAACCCAAGCCGCAGAGGTTGCGAAAAACGCAGGCAAACTCCCAGGCAGCATGGAGCGCTTCATTCAAGACATCGTCAAACCAGTCGTCGACTGGCGGACTGTACTCTGGCCGTTCTGCACGTCACTCAGTCGAGACGACTACAGCTGGCGCAAACCAAACCGCGCATATATCAGCGAAGACGAGTATCTACCAAGCATGCTCAGCGAAGCTGCAGGTCACGTTGCAATCATCATCGACTCTTCAGGATCATGCTCTGACTACTGGCAACAGTTCATGAGCGAGATGTCAGCTATCCATTCAGAGCTACGACCATCTCAAATGCCCATTCTCCATGTAGATGCAGAAGTCGCGCACGTTGACGAAGTTATGCCTGACGACCAGTTTCCAATGACGCCCATCAAGGGTGGCGGTGGTACTGCGTTCAAACCAGCCTTTGATTACATCAACAAACACTATCCGGAAGTAGAAGCAGCTGTGTATCTTACCGACCTCGAGTCACACGACTTCGGTGACCAACCGATGTACCCAGTTCTATGGGTCTCAACAGAACGTCACGAGGCCCCCTGGGGACAGACAACGTACATTCAGCTGTAATACTTGAACTAATATATTAGCGATAGTACTATTTCGCTCTTACTAGGAGAGTACGATGAGTATAAACAACGCAACACCACGTGATTGGGACCAATCTAACGACAGGATCTCCAAAAAAACTGGACTAGAAGCTTGGGAATACGAAGACATTCCAGTAACCAACGACCCAGTATCAGCACCAGCTCACTACAACAACGGTTCAATTGAATGCATTGATGCTATCGAAGCGTCTATGTCACCAGAAGGATTCAAAGGGTACTGCAAAGGTAACGCCCTAAAATATATCTGGCGCATGTCTTACAAACAAAAACCTGTACAAGACTTACGCAAAGCCCGCTGGTATTTAGACCGCCTAATAGCTGCTGAGATTGCAACACCAACTAAACCATGACCACGCCCTTTACTGATGTAGAAGCAGCAGTTGAAGAAGGGCACTTTATCCAACACGAATTAAAGAAGACTTGTTACCTGGTCTGCAGCGACGACCGCGAACTGTTTGTACTTACCGATGACCAATACCGCCGAGAAAAGTGGAGCGCACATACAGTCATAGAAATATTCCATCGAGGAGGATGCAATGAAGACAAAAGAGTTTATCCAAAACCTGTCGAGCCTAGAAAACGACAACATACACCCCGAGTTCCACGTCTATACCGCAGTATGGATGAAGTCGCGGATGCCAGAGGCATATAACGAACTCAAAGCAAGCTTCAAATCTATCGAAGGTGAAATCATGGCGCAGTACGAATGTGATGACGCTAACTCGGAGCTACCTTTCTAATGCTAGTAACTCTTGACTTCGAAACGTATTACGACAAAAACCTTTCATTAACCAAAATGACTACGATGGAGTACGTCAGCCACGACCTGTTCAAAGTGTGGGGCGTAGGCATCAAGATAAATCATGATGCAACAGAGTGGTATGGAGAAGACGAAGCTGAAGCGGCCATTTTAGCCATAAATTGGCCGGAAGCTGTGGCAATCTGCCACAACACGCCATTCGATGGTTATATTTTGACGCACCATTACGGTGTCACACCAAAGTACTACGTAGATACCGCTGCAATGAGTCGCGGCTTGTACCCAGGACAAAGCGCTCGTTTGAAAGACGTATCTATACGTTGTTTCCCTGATGACGAGACAATGCGTAAAGGTGAAGAGCTAGCTAAGGCCAAAGGTATTTACGACTTAGACCCTGAACTAGAAGAAGCTATCGCTGGCTACTGCATACAGGATGTCGACCTTACTTACGCCATCTATCGCAAGTGGACTGACAGAATGCCGCTAAGCGAACTTGATCTGATTGATCTCACTTGCCGCATGTTCTGCGAGCCCAAGCTAAAGATTGACCGCGAACGACTGGCAA